GTGATCACCGCGGCGGCCGCCGGCGCCGGCGGCCGGATCGAACTCGAGCTGCTCGAGCACCGCCCGCACGGATCCTGGCTCGTCCCGCGCGTCGCCGAGCTCGTCGACCGATGGGCGCCCGCCGCGGTCACGTTCGACGCCGGCGGACCTGCCGCCGCCCTGGCCCTCGAGCTCGCCGACGTCGCGACGAACGTGACCACCCTGAACACGCGTGAGACGGCCGCGGCGGCCGGGTTCCTGTACGACCGGATCCTGGCCGGCGAAGTCGCGCACGCCGGCGACCCGCTCCTGGACGCCGCGATCCGCGCCGCCCGCCGGCGCCGTGTCGGCGGCGCCTGGGTATTCGACCGTCGGATCACCGCCGCGGGCCCTCTGATCGCCGGATCGCTCGCCGCCTGGGTCCACCGCGCCGGCGCCGGCCGCGCTCCCACCGTCGCCTAAGCAATCGCCCGCCCTCGCATACCGGACCGGTTCCCGAACGCCGCTGAGAACGAACCTGAGCGGCCGATCGTTGACGACGGGACCGTGTTACACGACTGTCGTGTCCAGATGTTCGGTCGGACACGCTCTCAGATCGCCCGCGCCAAAGGCGACGAACTCGTCCTGGAACGCCTGATCGCCGAAGCCGTCGACGCCCGCGCCTACGGAACCGGTCTGACCGCGTTCGAACTCCCGATCGTGGTCGCCTGCCGCGACATGATCGCGAAGACCGTCGCCCAGCTCCCGTTGATCGCCTACCGCGGGAACGCGCCGCACCCTGTGCAACCGTCGATCGTCATTCGTCCCGACCCCTACGAAACGCGTTCGGTCACAATGCAACGCCTGGTCAACAACCTGACCGGCTGGGGCCACTGCTGGCTGATCCCGACGGCGTCCTACGCGAACGACTACCCCGCCGCCGTGCGTGTCGTCGACGCGTCCCGCGCGTTCGGCGAATTCGACTCCGCCGGCCGCCTGACCACGATCTACCACGACGGCCTGGCGCTCGAGCCGGGACCGAACGGCGCGATCTGGGTTCCGTGGCGCGTCACCCAGGCCGGCGACCTGGGCCGCGCCCCGCTCGCCGACTGCTCCCGAGCGATCGACTACCTGTGTGCCCTGTACGACATGGCCGGATCATTCTGGGAAGCCGGGTTCCCGTCGATCGCCGTCCTGGTCAAACAGACCCTGAACTCGACCCAGACCCGCCAACTGAAAGATCAGGTCACGTCGTCCTGGTCGCGGCGCCACGAACCGGCGATCATCGACCGCGACGGACAACTGGCGCCGATCGGTTCGTCCGCCGTCGAATCCCAACTGATCGAAGCGATCGCCGTCCTGAACACCGAAGTCGCCCGCGTGTTCGGCGTCGCCCCGTCGATCGTCAACATCGCCGCCGGCGACGCGCTCACCTACGCGACGACCGAAGCCGAATTCTCGAAATGGCTCGCCCTGGGGCTGGGTCAGTACCTGTCCACGATCGAAGCCGCATTCACCGACCTGGTCCCCTACGGGACCGAAGTCCGGTTCGACACCGCCGAACTACTCCGAACCGACCTGGCCGCACGCTGGGACGCCTACGCCGTCGGGATCCAGAACGGTTGGATCCTGCCCGACGAAGTCCGCCAACGCGAAGGATTCCCGCCGCTACCCGCCGGCGCCGAGCTACCCGCGCCGAACCCGTCGGACATGTTCGCCGACCCGCCTACCGCACAACCGACCCCGACAAGGGGATAACCGCTATGACCAGTACCCGCCGCACCGTCGCCCGATCGGCGACAACGACCGCGCCCGCACACGTCGGCATCGTCCGACGCGCCGCCGTCGAAACGTCCGACGACGCCGCCCGCACGATCGCCGTCTGTCTCGTCCCCTGGCACGAAGTCGCCCGCGTCACCGACGACGGCCGCGCCTTCTACGACGAATCCTGGACGCCGGGATCCCTCGAGCCCGACGACGTGATCGCCGTGTTCGACGGACACCAGCCGACCCCGCGCGGTGTCGAACGCGGACCGTTGATCGGCCGTGCGACCGGCCTGGAAGACCGACCCGACGGCCTGTACGCGACGCTCGAGCTCGCCGACAGCACCGCCGGCCGCGACGCCTACGCCCTGGCGCGCACGATGGGCGCCGTACACGTGTCGATCGAAGCCGACGTCCCGACGTCATCGGACGGCGGACCGGTCGTTCGTTCCGCCGACGCGCCGTCCGTGCTCACCGGTGTCGCGATCTGTTGGCCGCCGACGTCGGGTGCGTTCGCCGGCGCGGTCGGCGCCGCCCGCGCCACACCCGACCCCGTCGACCCTGACCCTGAGGATCCCGAGGATCCTGACGAAGACGACGACGACACGGAGTCGACGGCGCGCGGTCGTGTCGCCGAGCTCGTCCGCGCCGAGATCGCCCGGTTCGGGATCACCGGTCGCGCGGCCGGTCGGACGGCGTCACCGCTCGCCCGGTTCGGTTCGTTCGGCGCCCTAGCCGACGCCGCCCGCGACGCGTCGCCGGCCGAAGGTGCGACCCTGTCGCGCGAATTCACCGCCGCCTACAGGTGCCACCGGGAACGTGTCCGCACCGCCCGCGTCTGGGTGGATCAGATCACCCCCGACAATCCCGGTGTGATGCCGCCGTCGTGGCTGACCGAGGTGTTCGGGATCGTTGATCATGGCCGCCCGTCGATCACCGCCCTGGGCGGACCGCGGGCGCCTGGCGACTCCGGACTGGACGTCTACTGGCCGACCTACGCCGGCGACCTGACAACGATCGTCGGCGAACAGGTCGCGGAGAAGACCGAGATTGTCAGTGTGAAGGTCTCGTTCACCCGTGGCCAGGCGACGTTGAAAACGTACGCAGGCGGATCCGACGTCAGTCTTCAACTCCAACGCCGGTCGTCGCCGTCGTACATGTCCCTGTACGACCGGATCTTGCAGATCGCCTACGGGATCACGACGGAAAACGCGTTCATCGACGCGGTCGTCGCCGGCGCCGGACACACTCTTGTCCTGGCCGATCCGGCGAACGCCGCCCTGGGCGATGTCAAATCGTTCTTGTTCGCCGCGTCCGCCCATGTCCGGTCCGTGACCGGGATGCCCGCGACCGCCGTGATCGTGTCGTCGGACGTGTTCGCCGGCTGGGGCGCGTTCGACAACCTGTGGCCGTCCCAGTACGGGACGGCGAACACCGCCGGGACGGCCGACGCCGCGACACTGTCGATCAATATCAACGGCCTGGAAATCACCGAGGCACCGATGGCGCCCGCTGGGACTGTGATCGTGACGAACGAACAAGCCGCCGCCTGGCTCGAGGAAGGACCGTTCCTGATTTCGGCGCCGGACGTCCCGAAGCTGGGAACCGACGTCGCGATCTGGGGGATGGGCGCCCCCGGTTTGTTCCTGCCCGCCGGGATCACAAAGGCCGCCGCCGTCGCCGGACGTTCACGGTCGAAGGACTGATGACGTCTGAGTACTGCACCGCGGCGGACGTCCTGGAACGGCTACGCCTGCCGGCCGATCACCCCGACGCGTCCTACGTCGCCGAATGCACGATCGTCGCCTGTGAACTGATCGACGACCGCCTGGGCTACCCCGACGCGGACGGCGTGATCGTGCTACCGATCCCGCCGTACCCGCGTCGCCTGTGGCGCGCCGCGATCGGTGTCGCGACCGACGTCTACCGGTACAAGGACCGCGAGGCCGACACGTCGGGAACGTGGGGGACGGCGCCGGCGCCGCCCCCGCGGATCCCGAACAACGTCCTGGAACGCTACGACGCGTTGATCAACCCGTCGCGCCATGTCTGGGGGATCGCGTGAACGGCCTCGAGGACGTCCGCACAACCGTTCACGCCGCCCTGGTCGCCGGCGTCCTGGACGCCGGCGTCCTACCTGTCACGTCCGTTCACCCGTACCCGCCCGACGAGCTCGCCCTACCGGCGATCTGGCTGATGTCACCGTTCGGTATGCGACCGGCCGACGCTCGAACGATCGTCGCCGAAGTGTCCGTGATCGTGGCCGTCGACGGCGCCGAAGCCGCCCAGATCGCCGCCCTGGACACGTTGCAAGCGGTCGCCTGGGTCGCCCTGGAAACCGTCGGAACGGCGACACTCGCGACGCCGACAGCGTTCGTCGCCGCCGGGGTGACGTTGCACGCCGTGACCATTTCCGCCGACGTCGACGTCGACGTCCGAACCCTGTGTCCGCCTGTGCTGACACTCGCCACGAACTAACGAAGGGGATTACAACATGTCCGCAAAGGTCACAAAGTTCGGTCCTGGGACGCTCACCCTGGGCGAAGTCGGGACACCGATCGACGTGTCGTGTCAGGTGATTTCGTGCCAGGTCACCTGGGAGAAAGACAAGGACGAAGACGTCGTCGTGTTGTGCGGGGAAACGGTCGGCGGATCCACGATCTACACCGCCCAGCTCACCGGCGAAATGTTCCAGGACGTCGCCGACGCCGCCGGGATCCTGTTCTACTCCTGGGAACACAAAGGCGAAACGGTCCCGTTCACGTTCGAACCGTCGACGGCCGCCGGCGCGACCTGTACCGGGAACGTGATCGTCGACCCGTTGTCGTTCGGTTCCGACGAACCCAAAGCGAACATGACGTCGGATTTCACCTGGGACTGTGTCGGCGAACCTGTGCTCACCGCCGGACCGCCCGCCGACGCGTTCGCGTCCGACGATTTCGACCTGGCGAAGACGTGACCGAATGCCGCTCACGGAGAAAGGTTCGGCCGAACTCGCGTCGGCGTTGACCGCGATCAGTCACGGCCTGGACGATCTGGACCAGGCCGCCGACGACACCGTCACCCTGGTCGTCGCTCGAGCTCGCCGCCTGGCACCGACAAAGACCGGCGCCCTGGCGCGGTCCATCACCGGCCGCGGATCCGGTTCGACCGCGACGATCGGCGCCGGCGCCGACTACGCCGGCGCGATTCATTCCGGCGTCCCGTCGCACGGAATCCGACCGACCCCGTTCCTGTATGACGCGGTCGAAGCCGAACGCGGCCGGATCCTGGACGCCTACGCCGACAACGTGCAAACCCTGATCGAACGGAAGGTCTGACCCTGTGCCCGACAAAGTGAGAATGATCGCCCCGTACCTGACCGTCCTGATGGAAGACGGCGCCGTCCACGCCGTCCAGGCGAACAACTTCGACATGTTGCTGTACGAACGAACCGCGCGGAAGAAGAACTGGCCGCCGCCCCAGGAAGCCCAGATGGAATGGATGACCTATCTGGCCTGGCACGCGCTGCAACGCGAAG